CCATAATTTCGGAGTGGCTCATCGCGTTGTCGTTGTCGCTTACCACGTAAGGCGTGTAATCAGTCCCGGTGGCTGATGAGCCCACACGAAAGTCAGACGCAGAGTAAATCGGGCTGTCAGTGTAAAAACTCGGGTCTATTCCGTATGCGTCTTCAACAACTTGCAAGCTTCTGTCAGTCGGATCTAATACGCCGACTATTTGGTTGTTACTGGCAACAAACGGGTCAGAATAATCTATGTCTGGGTTGTAGAGCTGGTTGTCCTGGTAAAAGTTGCCTGTTTGTTGATCCACCGGGACGGTTGATATTACGTTTGTGGGGGTCGTGGAACTGCCACCACCGCCAGAGCTAGAGCCACCGCCGCCAGAGCTAGAGCCAGTAGAGGTCGTGTCTGTCGCATCGCTTAACATGTAATTTATTTCTGGTAAGACGTTGCTTCCTGGCGTGCCAGTAAACGGATCAATAAAAAAACTGTCAATGTATGACTTTTGACCGGGACGCGCAGCCCCGAACGCCGCCAAGGTTTGATCGTAAATTGGTGCGGCGCTGTACGCGGAGAGCCCGTTTGCGTAATTAGTTGGCGTACCCAGGCCGCCGTACATGTCCAAACCTTGCGGAGACGCCAGGCCAAACTCATTAGCCACGTTTGCGGTGTTAGCGAACGAGGATTGCTGCATTGGCGTAAAGGCCGCCACGGTGGGCCCGTATGACAGCGGAACCGATCCAATTGCGCTAATTTTGTCTGCGCGTGTTAGATTTCGCTTTGCGGCGTCTTCTATATATGCTGGGATTTCAACGCTTGTGCTAGACCCACCTTTACCCATATTTAAATCTCCTTCGCGTAGCTTGAGTGCAGCGGCTTCCAACCGTACTCAGCCAATGGTTTTTTCCATCCAAAGCGCCCGGTCATGTTTAGCGCCGTGCAGCCTTGTTCTTTAGCCCAACTTATCACGTCTTCATGCATGGATAAAATTTCGGTGAGATCGCCCCCGCCAAGAAAAACATTCAAGACCTTTTTCTTTGGATATTTTATAATCTCGGTGACCAGGCAGCTTTTCTCGGCAGGCCACAATTGCATGGTGCCGTTGTGGAGACCCTCGTAAATATCAATAATGTCGTGCGTGCCGCCGCTATACTTTAGGGCTGCTTGTATGTGTGGTTTGCATCTTTCAAACTCTGGATGCATCAAAACGCACCTCCGCTGAGAGCGACACGCTTCCAGATGTTAGCACTTCCATCATGTGACGCCGTGCAGACGTAAATGTAATTTGCATCCCAACTGACCAACCCGGCGGTATCGCCAGACGCGCCAACTGAACTTGCAGGCACCGATTGCTTAACGACAACTTCTTTGTAAGCGCCGGATTGGCTTATTACTGGCTTAACAGTAGAACGGTCAAACATCAGGTAGCCATCTTCTTTAGCCGTTTCCCCACCAGTTTGCTGGACCAGGGCTGACTGAGTTCTATTGAGAAACACGTTTAATCTGCGTGCCCAATCCTTCCAATCTCCATACGGCTCTGGCGCGTACTGAGTCATCGACGACCTCCGGCTACCGCGTCAACTCGGTTTATTCCCACTCTCCAATCGGTTAACTTTTGCCCCTCAACGCGTAAACGCAACTGCCTACCAGTAAACCTGACGCTCGTGGGGTTGGTAAGAGAGAAGGGGCCGTAGCTCCTCTCGGTGCCGTTTGGATAAAATCTTGACTTAAATATCGCGTTAACATCGCCTTGGTTTTTTTCATCTGGGATAAGCTCAGTAACGCTAATCACGTTATCGCCAGTGCCAATCCTAAACGGTCCAGTTTCAGCAAACGGTGTGAGCGTGCCATAATCAAAGCCAACCTCATGTTCGTAGATGTACATATCACTAGCATCAGCAAGCATAGGCTGTCTAAACGCGCCGCGATCCACGCCTGCTGTGCGGTCAAGCTCTCCGATATACCAAGTATTCTCTGAGTAGTTGTAGACAACGTATCGGTCATTTTCTGTAGAGCCTGAGCTGGGGTAGTACCACCAAATTTCATTAAACAAGCTGTTAGATACGCCAAAAACTTTGCTGATCTGCGCCTTGTTTATGTCGTTAAAAACGTAGTCGCTAACTTCGCTGTTTAGCTCTGCAACTGAACTGCCATTATACGCAAAGAATGAGTTTACGCCCATCCAAACCGCGCCCTGATCTACAACCACGCAAGCCAACGCAGCCGCCAAGCCGCAAGACGTGCCGACGCGTTCTATGCCGTAAACGTATGGCGGTCCTTGGTAGGTTGCCGCGTGTGCGTCTCTTGTCGTGAGGATTAACGCTTGGCCGCGCACGTTAACACCCGCCATAATCGTGCCAGTAGTCGCAAGCTCCAAGTCTCCGGCTTCATTCGTCGTGGCAGGCGTCCAGGCGTTGTTATCTTCTCGGTCTGACCACTGCACTTTCCTGGGGTTGCCGCCTGCACCCAACGCAAAAACAAATCGCTCGTCAGTGACAAGTATTGCCTCGTTGCCAGTAGGGGCGTTGCTTAGTAATGCGGCAGGGGTGCCAGTGTTTAACGCCCACTCGTAAATCTTACCATCGTCGGCATTTTGAGCTAACAAACGCTCGCCCCAAGGCTGTAAGTTCCACACCGTCGCAGGCAGTATGTTTGTTGTGTCTTGCCTTGCAACGCCGTAAGCCAAGGAGCCATATAAGCCAGAACCATACGCAGTAAACGCTGCCGCATCTTCTCGACCCGCGCTTAACCCAACTGGCGTAATGTCATACTTCACGCCTGCATTAGTATAAGCAAAAAGCTTGTTGTAAGTGCCGGACGCTATGTATCGGTTGCTGCTGTTGTCAGTCCAGGCAAGCATGCCCCTGAGTTTGTTGGGCGCGGCAGAGGTTGATTTCTTACGCCAACCGCCAACCGGGCGCATCAGGCCGTCATGCCAACGCACTAAGTTAACGTCGCGCCATCGACCTTCGCCCTGCAAATCCGTTCCGTTTCTGTAAACGCCTGGAGGGATCTTCAAGTCTACAAGTGCCATTCGCGCCTCACGTTATACTTACACATACAAATTACCATAGTATCTAGTACATGTACATTTAAGGCGCAGTCGGCCAGTCACTATCTTCCAAGTTAGGCCAGTTGCTATGCGCTGTAATATCTCGCAAGGCTTGGCGATACGTGGTCATTTCGCTCGACATTGTAACGTCTGACATGCCATGCCAATCTGTCTCTGCAAGCTTGCTGTCTCTGGTTGATCTGTTTGATGTAGCGGTGTTAGCATCTAACGTTGACTGATACGCAGCTTCGTGTTGAGCTTTTGTAGTGGTAACACCATCATCATCTGTAGTGTCAGCAAACATATCCCTTGCGACATACTTCTCAACCCAATCACCGTTAGCATTTTGCTCAACGCCATCACGAGCACTTGTTTGATATGCTGTTGTTGTAGCGGCAGGGCTTGCCAGTACTGGGTCAATGTTCATTGCATCGCAGACATTGCTAGTCCAGACACGAGGCAGAGACATATTTTTAAAGGCTGCTCTCCACTCGCCTTGCGTTTTAACTTCGCCTGTTGTTCTCTCACGATATTCTGACATCAGTTGATACTCCTTTCGTCAGTTGATTATGCGATTGCATAGAAAATAAAGTCATCACCACTGCCATTTAAAGGACTATTTGCTGGTAAATTAAATCCAGATGCGTGTGGGGCAATATAGTCTGCACTGTTATCTGACTCTGTAAACTCTGCGTCAGTGCTATTTAATTTAAGTATTTTATCAGTTTGACCAGAGCTTATTCCTCTAACGCTATCTGCAACATACCAACTGTCTGTTCCGTCATATCTTTTGATCAAAACAAACCTAGCACCACTGCTAAATCCACAATCTATGTTTTGACTAGAGCCATTTCCAGTATAGCTTCCAACGAAACTGACATTTGGGACGGTAGCGAAAAGGTAGGCAATAATGTTGTTACTTGTGCCATTAACACTTCCTGAATCACCAACAGAAAAAACACTTGCTGTTGGTGTAGTAGCGTTCCATCTGCTTGTATTACCAGTTACCTGAGCATTAGTACCGTTTAATTGTAAATATGCCTGATTACCTAAAGCAGAATGATATACCATCCAAGGAGTTCCTGAACTTCTATTCTTCAACCACATCATTTCTGGAGGGACTGTGAGTCCATGAGGCACGGTTCTTGCGCTTCCTGTGCCTAAAAATCCGACACAGTCGAAATAAGAGGGTGCACGCTTCCACATCCAACTGTAAGCACCAGTATTATTCCAATATGTAGTTTCATTATGACCTGTCTGATAATCAAACGCAATGTGAGATTGATTAGGTGTTTCAGAGCTAGTGCTACTAGTTTTTAATATACTATTACCTAGTAATCGGGTCTGAACTTCGTTATGATTAGTTGAGCTTGTGCCTGTCGCAATAGCCATATCTACTGGGAAACCAGAGGTAAATCTAGGGTCACTTGAATTAAAAGCATCAACAGCAAACACCTTAGTCGCATCATCTGGTGCAGCTAGTGGGCCACGCCTGATTGCCATGTAGATAAAATTTCTACCACTGCCGTTAGTGGATGAGCTTTGTGCAGCAGCGAACCCTGTTGAATAAAAACCAAAGTTTCCTGACGCAATTTCTGCTGCATTTGTGTTCCAATAAATTGTTTTATTAGCATCTCCGTAATCTGCGTTAGGCAAAACGCCTCTCATATTGTCCACAACAAACCAATCACCAGTATGACTTGCACACTTAACCATCAAAAATTGAGGTTCGAAACCTAATTCAATAAGTTGTGGATTTCCTGCATTACCAGTATAACTCCCACACTTAATAATATCAGCATCACCATCAGGGCCGAACCCACCGTCACCACTGTCATTGTGTGCGAATAGGTAGGCTACGTAATTAGCGCCACCACCAAAAGTACTATTTAAATTACCACCTACAGTAAACTGTGTAGATGTTGGAGCAGTATCGTTCCAGAAGCCTGATTCATCACCAGCTGCACCTGTTGTGTTAAGATAAATGCCATCTGTTTCTGGCGCATTATCTCCATTAACATCAATCCCTCTATGATAAACTGTCCAGTTTTCTCCTCCATTAGAATAGTCTTTGACAATTATCATGCCTATTGTGGAATTTAAATTATGGTTAAGTGTTCTAGAGCCTCCCGTCCCAGTATACTTGACAACTTGAAAGATGGGGGAGTTGCGAAATGTCCAACTGACGTAAGTAGAATTGCTTGCGTTAACTAAATCATCTGTGCCAAGTGAAAAGCCATTAGAATTAAACGCTGTTATTGTTTGAGCTTCTGTAGCTTCACTACTATCACCACTTGATCTGAGGTGTTTTGTTGCACCTCTTTCTGTATCCTGTAAAGTGTGATTAGCAGAACCACTCCGTTTTTTAACCCAAACCAACCCACCCTCGCCACTAAGGTCAATATTGTTGGTGATCGTTTGTGCAGAACCTGTTCCGTCATACACGGTTGTGGAAAAGCACTCATCCACATCAAGACCTGCACCCCCTGCACTAGAGGCCGCTGCTGCTACAATTTTACTTACTGACATACTATTATCCCATCGCCTGACCAAGTGTGAAGCCGTAGTAATTCGTACCGCCATCCACCGTGATAAACGCAAACACATCCACCCCTGCATTAGTTGCAGTTATCGTGGGGGCCGTGGCCGCTGCCCAATCTACGCTTGTAGGCCAAGTTATTGTTCTGGCTGAACTGTCTTGCACCACCTTCAAGATAAACGCTGAAGCTCTGCCAGATGCGGCAGGGTTGCTAAACGTGTAAGTTACATTCTCAGATAGCGTATGCGTAAAAACGTTGCCATCACGTAGGTTAATCGTGGCTGCGTTGGAGCTAGAAGAAACTACTGTGCTTTCCTCTGTCGTGCCGTTGTCAAACCCCACCACGCCATTTGCGTCTGTTGTCACAACTGCGCTTGCATTTGTTAAACCCAAGGCGTTTGGCAGTGCAACCTCGTAAGTTGCGCTTGCGCTATGCGGTGGGCTTGCAAGTGTTACGCCGTGGCTGTTGTTCTCACAATTTAGAACAATCTTGCCTGAGTTAGTGTTGCCTCGAACAACCACCTTGCCCGTTCCGGCGGGCGCGAGGTCTAAGTCTGCGTTGGACGTCGTAACAAGGTCAAAGCCATTTGTGCTAAGATTAGCCGCAAGGCCAGTGCTTAGATTTAGCGTCGTGCCGACCACCGTTGTAAACGCGCCAGTACTTGCTGAGTTTGCGCCAATGGGCGTGCCGTCAATCGCGCCTGAGTTAATGTCTATACCCGTGACTGGCGTTGTGCCGTCCAATAGATCATCAATTGTGTCTAGGTTGGTGTTAATGTAACCACCCCAGGCGTCCTCATCTCCCCCGACAGTTGGTTTTTGCAGAGAATAAGTCGTTGTGTTAGTTGGCATAAATAAACTCCTCAGTTACGTTTTTGCTACGCACACTTTTCCATCAATGTAAGGGAAACAAGCGGCCTAGCTCGTTAACGCGACTATCGCACAGTTTGGCTGTAGCTCCAAAAAATCATGCGGCGCGTGAATCGGTGATTGGCGTCCAGGTTTCGCTTGTGGCCGCGACTGGCGTCCACGTTTCCGGCGTGCCTGCAATGGGCTCCCACTTCTCTATGGCAGACGTTGCTAGGCTTAACGCAATGGTTGAGGTTGAACTGCCAAGCAAAACACGCGTAACAGATGTAGTTAAAGACAGGCTAGAGGTTGTCGCTGCTGATCCTATAACGCTAAACACCGCGCTTGCGGTTGTGGTTAAAGTTGAGCTGATCGTAGCTTGTGCGTTAAATTGTGGGCTTACGCCAACCGTCATTGTTGACGAAATGGCAATTGTGGCTGTGCTTTGCTCTATGCTGTCGTTTCTGCCATAGATGCTTGTGCCGTAGGTTTTTAAGCCATAGCCAGGTCTGAACCCATCAGAAGCAACGTATTCCTCGGCAACGCTAACTGTCGCGCTTTGTAATGTAATTGTAACACTTGCATCGTTTACTGTGTCTGGGTCAACGACGCTAACAGATAAAGTAGACGCAATAGCTGCCGCGCCATCTCGTATAACTTGCGCGGAACACGTAACAGATAAATTGCACGTCTCACTTCCTTGACTACCATAAGTAGAGGTGCCGTAAGTTTCTTTCCCGTAGCTAGGGCGAAATACAACGTCTGTAGAGCCGTCTATTGCTCCCGTGACGCCATAAAGCGCCGTGCCATATGTACTAGCACCATATGACGCTCTGTACGCCACTAGTCGAGCGTTATATCAAGATCGCCAGTTGGAATGCGAAACACGTCTCCGGCTGCAATTGCCTTGCTCGCAGATAACGCGGAGTAAGCAATCAGGGTGCCGCTGGTGCTCGCAGTAAATACGCCGATATGCGTTACCGTGCCAAAGCCAGACCCGGTGGCAGTCGGGAACTCAACCGCTCCAGAATTAGTTGCCAGATTTCCTGACACAGTAAACGCGACTGTCTTTCTTACATAAGCAGTGCCAGAAGTAGAAACCTCTGTGCCGCTGCCATCCTCGGCCGGGTTGCTTGTAAATAGCGCCACATACCAAGCCGTCGGCCTGGTCACGCTTGTTGCAGTAAACACATAATTTAATACGTGTGTCTCGAAAGTGTTGGAAAAACTCATATCAGTACGCCTTTATTTTTAAACGACGGCCAGAACCGCCAAACTTGGATGCTTCAGATTCGCCGTTAATGTCGGCCAGTGTTTGCGCGTAAATAGATCCCCACACGGCGACCCGCGCGTCGTCTTTAAGATATGGGGCAGAGTGTACCAGGCTGCCGTACAAGTAAGCATCCGGGAAGTAGGTTAAAATTTCGTTTGTGGTGTTGCTGTCGCTCAACGACGTAATGCGCTTGTAGTAATACAGCTCCGTGGTGTACGTCGCGTCCGGCGTGGGGTAGACCTCAATCTCACCCGCAGTAATTGCGTAATAACGTGGCTTGCCGACGCTGTCGTTGCTGGCTGCGCGTTGCTTTAACATCTCAGATTTATTCAACAACTCAATTTGAGACATGGAGCCGGACGTGACGTGGAACGTAATTGTCTCGCTAAAGTCGGCGGGTAGGGCGCTAAACTGCGTGTCAACCTGAGCCGTGGCTCGACCCTCGTTGCGCCAGTGCCGCACCCGGCGGTTCATGTCTGCCTCAGCCAAAGTAATAAAATCAGTGGCGACGCTGGTTAAGTCATCCCGGTTAAGAAAGTCAGCGATTGACGCCTTTAGCTCTGCGTATGTTGTTATTGCCATTTAATTACCCACGCTTTCCAAATATCGCTCCAGCTCTTCCATTAACGCGTTTTGAGGTTTGGCGCTGACCGTCGGAGCCATCATGTCGTCAACGGCAAACATGCCGCGCTCCATCGCCCTGCCAGCCCCGCCAACCATTCTCGGCACGCGCTTCATTGCGTTAAATATTGGTTTTGCAAACGGGGCCATCGTCAGCGCCGCGTCGCCCAAACCCAGCGCAGTAAACCCCACATTTTTAGCCACGCCAGCCGGGTTTCCCGCTCGGTAATCGTCTGGTATTTCCCGCGCTGCCTGGTAGGCATCCTCTACGCCCATCGCAGTGCCGACGCCCGGCGTGAAGTTTGCCGTGTTGACCGCGTGCCGCGCCATGTTGGGGTTGCCAGTCTTTTTAAACACGTAGTCAAAAATAGACGCGTTCATGCGGTTGTTGGTGTTTCGGTTGTCCATTGCCTTTTGCAGCTCTTCCGCGCTGTACACGTAGTCTCCGGCGTTGTGGTAAGCCCTCCCTGTGTACGGGTCGTAAGTCAGGCCGCCGTACTGCGTTTTAAACGCCTCGCCGTCGCGTCCAATGGTGGCGTCAAAGTTTTTACGGATGCTTTTCTCGTTCTGCACTTGCTTTAAGCCAGACACTTTATTTCGTATGCGTTCTTCCGGGCTCATCTGTTGGCCTCCAGGTATTGCAGTAAGTCGTTCTCTGTTGGGGCGGCCTGCGCCTGGTTAGGCCCGGAAAGCCCGAGCACACCCAAGGGAGCGGCGGTGGCACCAGTCAGCAGACCTTTGTTCATAATAAAATCAAATAAGACTTGCTCGCGTGTCTGGCCTCTTTTCGCGGCTTGTATGTCAGCCCGGTCGCGTACTGCACCCATAAACGTGGTTTGACTGGTAGGGTCAACTTTTGTTTTACGCGCTGCGCCCATCCAGAGCGCCGCTTGCGCTTGTGGTCCCGTCAAGCCAAGCTCTTGACCAACAGAATACATAAAATCTTCAAAAGCTTTATATTCGTTGTCGTTTGGCATTTCTACAAAAACGCCAGGATAGTCGGCTATATCATCCATTTTGATGACGCCATCTTTTACAGCTTTTTGCGGTTTAAAAGTGTCTATTTCTTTTTTGCCAGCCATACGTTTACCAAAATATGGTGCAGCGTCTGGAAACTTAGCTAATAATTCATTTTTAAAGGATGCAGCTACGTCAGCTCCTGTTTGCAGCCAATCAGGATCTTTTGAGGCCATTGCAATAAATCTTGTAAAATGCATGTCTGCCGCAAAGTTTTTCTCTGAGCCTTTAAGAGATTGAGCAAAACCTTTCGGCTTTGGATTAACTGTGTAATTACCTTTTGCTCCAAACACACCGGGCTCAGGAGCGCCAGACCATCCGCCTTGCACTTGGTCAGCTACAATCATTTCTTGATTACGCCCGGCTAAATGCCCGTAACCTGGTGGTCTGGTTTTGGCTAACTTTCCGGCATCATCAGATGATTTTACATTTTGTAATTCGCTAATGTAATCAGGGTCTGTATATAATCTATTACGAACGGCAGAAGCATTTCCAATGTTTGGCGGCACTTTAGAACGCGGAGACGTTGCTCCAACTAAATCAATATATTCAGCCCACTGGCGGTGCCCTTCCTCCGGGCCGTGGCCCATAATAAACCAGTCGCGCAGCTCCTCGGTGTTATACCAATCTTCACCAACCTCCAGGCCATTTTCAATATTTTGCAAAATTTCCTGACGCATAGGATTATTAGCTTCTGTCAATGCATTTAATGAATTTTGCATTCTAGCTGAAATGCCGCGCCCTTTGCCAATGGTAGGGTCGTAACGCACGAAACTCATATCAGTTCTGTCAGGCGCGACGCCGCGATACCGAGGGTCAGACCCGGGCGGCTTCTTCAGCATGTCCAGCAACCCGACGGCGCTGTCTAACGTGTCACCTAATTTACCCATCTACCTCTTCACGCTCCGTTTGCCTGAGCAACCCCAGGCCTTGCGTCTAACCTTTACCTTTGCCGTGCGCTTCTGGCTTACAGTCCTGGCGCAGTAGGCGTTGCCTCGCTTTGTCCCGGGCGACGACACGCGGCGGTGCGTCTTTCCCTTGCTGTCCTTGTACGTGGTGCCATCCGCGAACTTTTTGCTGGCTGGCACCTTCTTGCGCTTGGCTGGCATTACTTCTTCTTCGCCGTCTTCGCGCTTTGCTTAAACGCCTTGGCCGTGGGCGCACCCTTTGATCCTACCTTGCGCATTTTCTCCGGAGTTTTACCCGCAGCCTTCTGGCGCTTGATCCGTTTACGTTTAGAATGAATATTTGCGTATAAGCCGGGTTTCTTTGCCATGCCTATTTCTTCTTCTTAACCATTTTCTTGCCGGATTTTTTTGCCGCCTTTTTAGCCGCAGCCATACCCTTCTTACCGTATGAGTATTTTTTTCCACCAACCATAGGCATGCGCGATCTCCTTTATCTCATTCGTTGCAGTAATTCTAAAATCCCGGAGCGGCTCTGACCTTGGCCTGGCATGCGCCTAAGCATCATATCCATTTCTCGCTGAGATATACCGCCCATGCCCGGTTGCATTTGCGGCATACGGTTCATCATCATATCTATGTCGCCCTGCGAAACACTTCCCACACCTGGCGCTTGATCCATGCCCATCCTACGCCTTTTGATTTCCGCGAGCATTTCTTCTTGCGTCAGAGGTCGCCCCATTTGAGCTGGGGGAGGCATCCCGTCTTGCCTTGGCATTGGTTGCGGCATTGGTACTGGGGGAGGCATCCCGTCGTCACGTATACCCACCGCTGGGTATGGCGCTGGGGCTAGTAAGCCGCCCAGCATGCCCTCGACGTCCATGCCTTGGGCTTCTAACGCATTTATAATTTGCATAAGTTTATTTATGTCGGCCATGAAGCCCTCCGCTAAAATGTTGCCCTCACTTTAGCACAGAGGTTTGTCAGCCCCAAAAAATCACGCAATTCCCTGCAAGTTGCGCCTTAGCTCGCCGCGATACATTTTAAACGAACCAGACTGCGCCGTGATCGCGTCGGAGGCCATCGTCAAACACAACGCGTCAGCCAGGTCAGGCGAACCCAAGCCCCGCTTGCGCATCTCATCCTTGCTCTCTGCCTTCATCTTGCCCGAGCTGGTAAAGCTGTACCTAATCGCCGTCAGCTCTGCCAACAACTGGTCGTCCTTGGGTAACTTGCACGACCGATCCTCCAGCCAAC